CGTCCAGTCGTTCACAGCTTCTCGCAATGCCCGCAAGCCGGCCGCGCTGATCTTGCCGTAAAACGGCTTTCCCGTCGGCGAGAATAAGCCATCATCGCGCAACCGCTGAACGCAGCGGGCAAATGCGCCACCCATGCGGCGGACGTTTGCGCCTGGAGCATGCAAGAACGGTCCGCCGCGTTCATACCCGTTACGAAGCGCGACGATCTGCGACGGTGTCAGTTTGCTTGTCATGGCAGCAACCCCTGTGTTGATTAAATTTAATACCCTGGATAATAAACGGCGTTGTTAAGGCCGATACAATCACGGTTCTTTTCTTCGCAGCGGCGTAAAGCTTCCGTGCGCGCCTCATCCCGCGAACCGTATTTGCGATCATCGCCGAGAATGCGGTTGTCATAGGTAATCATCCAAAGGTTTTCTGCTACAGGCTTAAATGAGATCGTAACGGCCATTTTGCGCAACCCCTGTGTTGATCCGCTCAATTTAGTCGTTTGTTCCGCATTGTCAAGCGCAAAAAAGCCCGGCTCGCGCCGGGCCGATCTGGTCAGTACGGCGCGGACAGATCGCTTTCGCGGACCTTGTCGGCGAGTTCACGAGCCTGTCGGATTGCTTCCTGTGTCGTGCGGCGCATCACTTCCGGATCGATACCGTACGGGTTCGGATCGACGTCCGGCGCGCTTGTCGCAGCGATCGAAGCGGCGGACGTCGCCGAGAAAGCCGCAGCGGTTGCTCGCCGAACGTGATGATCCCTTGCGCCACGCATCGGCATTGGATCGGCTGACCGGGCGGCAAGCCATCTTCGGCGTCCGTCGGTTGTCCCCATTTGTAGACCTTGCCGTTGCAATCCTGGTGGCGAGGCCGAACGCGTTCATCCCTGGACGTCAGCCACCCATATTCATCGATCCCGGCTTGTTCCTGCCTGATGCGCGTAAGGTCCGACGTCAGCTTGCCGACCTGATCGCGGGCGATCAACTGCGCTCGACTGTCCGCCACGTTGAACCGATCCATCAATTCGGCTTTGAGCGTGGCGACGGAATTGCCGGCAAGCTGATTCTTGATAACGATTTGCTCGACCTGTTTGACCACGTCGTCAGAAAGCGATTTGATCAGCCCGGTATTTCGAGCGTTCGCAAGCCGCAGATATTCGCCCAAATCTTCCTGATTAACGACGGCCGAAATGTCGATCCCGAGAACGCGTTTCGCTTGCGCCATGAAGTCGTCAGTGTGCCGGGCGGACTCGAGCGCCAGAATGTTCCCGACCATGTCGCTCGCCGTCCTGGACAGTGCTGCGGCTAGCTGGCGCAACGTTTCCGTGTCGACGTCCTTCGTCACTCGCCGCTCGGCGGCATAAGCCGGAATGATCTGGTCACGGACGGCCGCGGCGATGGCGCGCAACATGCGGTTTAGCGCGATCTTGTAGTCGCGTTCCGTTCCCGATCGCGGAAACAAGCCGGGAAGCTTGACGCGACCCGGCCGGCGCCGCTTCCGTAAGACCAGATCGCCGATGCTGTAACGGATCACGGTTTAAGGTTCTCGAAAATTTCCGGCCCGAGCAAAATTTCGCCCTGGTACGGTCGGATATTCTCCAGGTCGTTGCGCGCCAGATCGTAAGCGAACGTGATATGTGGTGAATATTCGTCATGGTCCGACGACGCGCCGCGTTCCCGCATTGTCGAGTTGCGCCATTCGAGTTCCGACGATGCGAAGTGGATCACGATGGCACCTTTGCCGAATTGCTCGACCAGCCGCGGACCGCCCGCGGGAACCTTCATTTCACTTTCCCACGCCGCGCCCATCTTGAACCAATCGACCGGTTGCCGGGAATAAATGACGGTAACGTGCAAATCTTCCACAGGCACCGTCACGGCAAAGCCGGCGTCTTTTGCCCATGCGATGATTGCCGCGCCGTTCAGCACCTTGCGCGACACGTAAAGCGGGCGCGGTTCCATGTCCTTGAACACGGCGCGATCTGTCACGGGCGGCGTCTCCGGCGTCTCCAGTTCGACCGGCTCGACCGGTCCCGCTTCCGCAATAGCCGCCTCCAGGCCCGGCATAAGACCCAATTCGATGAACTGATTCGGCACAGTCTTTTCGAGTGCTTCCGCGTTGATCAAATTGGCAGTGACCAGAATATTTGCGGTCTCGGCGTATGTCTTGCCGATATCGGCCTTTTCTTTCGCGCTGATCTGCCACAGCGGCGCCCATTGGTAAAACATATCTCCCGGCACGGTCCCGAATGTCGACGCCTTCAAAACTTCGTCCAGCGCGTAAATTGACGGCGTGGTTTCGAGCGTCTGACTAGCCGAAACGGAATCGTAATAGTTCCGCAGATCGCTTTCACCCGTGGAATTCATGCCGCCCGGCGATTGCCCGAGAAAGCGCGTTGCGGGAATATCACAGGCGCCGCAGACGATTTCCATGAACGCCCGGATCAGTTCCGGCGTCTGTGCGAACGAAACGCCCTTGCGTTCATAGGTTTCGGCGGCATCCTTCAAAATCGAGCGGTTGATTGCCTTATTGGCGCCGACCAGCGCAAACCGCGACATTAGCCGCCGTTCATATGCCGGATCGGTCAGTTGTGAGAGGAAATTCGGCACGCCGAACACGTCAACGTTTGCTTCGAACACCAGCGACGCCACGTTTGCCGGGACACTGTCCGCGTTCATGATTGCGGACATGGCGGCGAGCAAAACCGAATCCCCCCATCCCTGATCTTGCCCGAACGTCAAGCGCGGCTCGGGATTCATGGCGCCGTCAAACAGGGCGAAACGCGACGCGTGAACGCGGTTCCCGTTGACCTGATAAAATTCCGGCTTGCCGAAGAATTCCGAGACCGGATCGTTGTCGATCGTGTCCGCCTTGACGTCGACCCTGGAAAGCGGCGTGATGTAGCGCAACCCGCCCTTCCCGATCCTCTTGACGTCCAGCGGCTTTTCGAGCGCAAGCGGATCGTTGCCGGCAATGTCCGACGTCCCGAGAAAGATTGCCGCGCCGCCGAATAGCCGCGCCTTAACCCTCGCCTGGAGCATCTTGGCGCGCAAGTTCAGGCGGTTTTCTTCATCGGTCAGCCTGGAAATGTCCGACTTGTCCGCGCTCCAGTCGCGCCATGCGCGTACGCTATCGTATGCCGGAATGTTGACGATCTTCCGCGCGATCCACGATCCTCGATAAGCGTTCATCAACTGATGATCCGTCATCACCGGGAACGTGTAATAGACCGACGCCGCCTTGTCCCGTGCCGGATCGCCGAGCGCGCCTAGAACCGATGCGAGGCCGTCATTTACGCTTTTTTGCATTGTCTCGCGCCCTTTTGTCGGCTGCATCGTGGAGTTGTTCGGCTAGGTGTTTCGTCAATGGTGCGACCGATAGCACGACACCCTTGACCACGCCATGCCGTTGAACACTGGCGCCGAGCATCTTCCGACGTTCCGCGCAACTCTTGCATGTCATCCGAGCGATTCCGCCGTGTACAGGTTGACGATGGTTATAGGCCAAAACGCCATAACAATCGAGTCTGCCAAGTTCGGCGACTGCGTACCGTCGGGATTTTTATCGACAATGGTTTTAAGCGTTTTGGTCGAAAGCACAAACACCGCTTGGGAGAGTTCCGTTAAGATTTGCTCCAGTCGGTGCAAAGTAGACGGCAAGGAAAGCAGTTCACCCGGATCATACGTAATGCCTTCATACATTGCTCGAAACGTCCGCTCGGCGCGTCTTGCCAGTTGCCACCACGCTTGGGCTTTGATGTTCGCAAAATAATCTTCGTTGAGCGGCGTATTGATATCGTTCGGAATCAAATGCTGATCCGGATATAGCGGCGGCAACCCGGCGTTCCATGGCACGAACTGCATATGCGCCGGCATTATCTTTTCTTCGATCAGCCGGTTTGATTCAGCCTTCACACCCGCGCCGACGCCGACACTGTCATAATTGATTTCGATCGGACCGAACGGCCGGAAGATGCCGACGGCTCGACGTGTCGTCTGTCCGGTATCGCCTTCACCCCAATGATCGGCCGCTTTCAGAATCGGACCCTTGCGAGCCGCAGCCGCGTTCTTGTCGCCACCTTCGTCCGCGACGTCCAGTGAGCCGAATAGCTTGCCTTCATCCGTAAAGCCCGGCCAATACCGCTCGGGCAAAATCGTCCCGTCCTGCAGCGTGCGAGCGGGTAGCATCCGCGGCAAATGAGCATCGACACATGCCCGCGCCCATTCCGGTTTTATGATGACGCCTTCGATCGACGCCGCATAATCCCGATCGATTTCTTGCGCGAATAGGTGCAGCAATCCGTCATCAACCGCCTTCTGTCGCTTGCGGTCATACCATTCCTGCGTTTTCTCCGGATGGTCTCGCCAATCCATGATGAAAACGGCCGTCTTGTGCGGATCGATCGGAATTAGCCGGTTCCACACCACGCCATTTTTACGCTTGCGATGGAAGATATTCCCTGGACCGTTCACGCTCGAAATATCGACCTGGACACGGGTTGTTTCCGACAACGCCGCCTCGATTTTCTCCGGCCGTTCGTAGTGCGCGCTTTCGTCCTTGAAATAGATCAGCTTGCGCCCGCCGCGGCCGATATTGTCGCCGGCTTCACCGGTAATAGACGCTCCCGTCTCCGGGTTGACGATCCGCATAAACGGCATGTGTTCGTCGGTCTTAAAGCCGATCGGCAAGAACTCGGGCGGCAACAGCCGAATGATGATCCGCATTTTCTCAAAAATGGAATCCGGATCGCCGAGTTTGTCGACTAGCTGTTCCTTGCGCGATCCCCATCCGACCGATGAACCGTCCAGGAATAGCCACAGCCAGACCGAAAACGCGCAACAATCCCATGTTGCGCCCATGTCACGGCATTTCTCGATTAGCGCGCTGGTCTCGACCGCAATTGCCTGCTGCAGGCAAAGGATCAAATCCTTTTGCTTCTGAAAAAGGACAAACGGCATTGTCGTTAGCTTGTCGCTCTTGCCGGCGTTCCGCGGATCGTACGTGCTGCACCAATGCTCAATAAAATCGACTGGTCGCGTCGAATAGTAAGCTTTGGCCCCGACGATCAATGCCGGATTGGCGCGCATCTGGAGAATTTGCCGCTGGCGCCACTCGAAAACCTGACGATAATCCGGAGGCCATGCGGGAAAAGCGGGAAAAGGGTTCTTCATACAAAAAGCGCCCGGTTATTAGCCGAGCGCCCTTTTTGCCTAGATATCGGCGTGATCAGCGCGCGGCCGATCGCCCCGGATCGATGTGCAGGCGATCGTGGCGAATCATCAGCGCAAAGACCAGAAGCGAGCAGGTCACCGAAAGCGTGAACAGTGCCGCCAGAACGTGAAGGATCGGCGTCCAGGGGATTGCGGCGACGATCGCGCCGAGCGTCGAGACGTGAAGGATCAGCGTCCAGGGGATTGCGGATGCGGCGAGCGTCCAGGGAACCGGTTCGGCGAGGGCGACGGCGAGTGCCGGAAGGATCGGGGAAAGAAAAGCGATTGCGACGGCCGCAGCCGCCAGCAAGAAACTTCGTCGGGACATGACCAGACTCCATTGTTGACAACGGTTCAGCCCATCACGATCCGGTCATTCTGTCAACTCGAATAGATGCCACACGAGACCATCCGGCGCGAAAACCGTCTGCAGGTATTTGGCGCCATTGGGGACAGCGTCGCCCGTCCAGACGAATTCAAATTGCCGCGCAACTGGTGGCGCCTGGACGTCGACCAGAACCCACATGGTCACTACGCCGCCCGGTATGCCGACATGCAGAATTTGGGCGCCGGCCGGCATAGACAGAACATTGATTCCGCCATCTTCCGTGGTCAGCCTGTATTTCCAAACAACACCCATAGTCATCAGCCTGTCAATGTGGCGGCGTAAGCTTCTGCAGCTTGGCGCGGCGTCATGTCCGTTGTGATCATCGTTAGCGGCCTTCCGCCTGGTCCGGATAGTTCGTGCTTATCAACGAACATCCCGAGATATTTGCCGATCGCCATCCGAGCCGCAACGGAATCATGAAACTCGACTTGCGGTCCGTACTTGGTGAATTTGATAGCCTTGACCGCGGCGCGCATGTCTTCCGTCATCTTGTCGCGCGAAACGATACCGCAGATTTTCCCGGTCTCCGAATCATACTCGAAAAAGTCGAGCGGCGAGGCATCGGCAATCGCGCGAAGGCCGTCTAGAACCTTGTCAACAGAGACGTCGACCAGTCCCGCCGAGCGGAACCGCGCCTCTTTTATCAACGCCTGAACGCGAATGTCGTCCAGGTACTTTGACGCCGTCTGATGGCAGATGCCAGCACGATCCGCAGCCGCGCCGACGCGGAAATCGACTAGATATTCCTCGGCGAATCGGCGTGCTTTGTCAGCTAACGGGATGATTTCGTTCATTTTGAAATTCACTCATAAGGATAACAGCCGCAGCGATCTTTTTCGGATCATGCCCGGCGTTCAGTCTATCATGTAAGAACTCGATATCCCACACAACGTCACTCGATTTGACCGCGTTCCGAATCACTTCCGGCAACTGGTCGAATTTCTCGATATCGGTCATGCGCTTTCCGCCTTGTAGCGCCGATCGACGCCGGCATTGAAATCCTTTGGTCGAAAGCCGCAATGAGCGATCCACACCAAGGCGCGTTCGGTCGTGGAATCGAGTTCCCGGCCTTCATTCTCCCAATAGCGGACGGCGCGCGACGTTTGGTTAAGCACGCGCCCGAGACCAGCTTGTGACAACCCTAGCCGCTGGCGTACCGCGGCGACGTTGTCAATCGTCCTGGTGGCGGCATCTGCAGGCGGACGCCATCCGGCCTTAAGCCATTCCATCATCCGCAGCACTACCCGGCTCGGACCGTCGACAGTGGCAGGGTGGTCGCCTTCCCATCGCTTCAAACGGTAAAGCGACACGCCGAGAATGTCGGCGAGTTCGTCTTGTGTCATGCCTAACGCAAGGCGATCATCTTTGATGGTCATTTCACACCCATAGCGGAACGCTCGACCTTGCGCAAGTAGTGTGATCGGCGCCGACACTTGTCGCTGCAGAACTGCGCTGATCGGCGCCGACCTTTGAACGTCGAGCCGCAGCAATCGCAATACCCGTTATACGCCGTTTGCTTGACGGTTTTCGGAACAGTCCTGCGTTCGTTGGCATTTTTCGTTTGCTGACGAAATCGAAGCTGAAACCGGGAAACCAAATCAACCGGATCAATCGAAAACGTCCCGTTAGCGTCGAGCCATACCGGAACGCCGTTAGCCGTGAAGAACGGATATTGCCCGCGGATTTCCACAGTGCCGGCCGCGGATTTTTCGAGCCAATTAATTTTCCAAACATATTTTCCGCGCGGCACCAATGAGAGATTTATAAATCTTCCGTCGGGCAATCTCGAAAACCATTTGCCTGCGATGTAATATCGACCGGCTCTTATGACCGATAATTCCGACAGTCCCGCATCGTCTCGGATCGCCACACCCAGGCTGATCGAAAACCGACTTCCGAGCGAAATTTCCAAAATCCGCCTCCCATTTTCGTATACAGATGCCACCAAGTCAACGGTTTAACCCTACAGATGCCACCAAGTCAAGTCATGAAAAACCTATTGAAAACGCTCAATAATTTTCAAAATTCGTACACCGATGCCGTGACTTTGCGTCTAATCCCATTCTGCTCTCTGAAAGTGATAGATACCGTACGAATAACAGAGTGACGTACTAAACTGATATATCAACCATTATCCGGTTAATTGGTACGTTATCTATCACTCTCAACCCCTACGATATACAATAAAGGTATATAACATAAAACAGCTAACCAAATGAAAAATAACGAAAAATTACAACCCGCGTCCTTCCGCCGCTTAAGACACAGCACCCGCAACCCTGCTAACCCATTGAATTTGTTCCGCGTTGACAATGACGCACCGCGCTGATACGTTGATTTTCTGGAGGTGACACCATGGCCCGTTACGCTGACGCAATTGAATGGATCGCCCGCAACGAAGATATTTCGGATATTACCGACCGCGGCGATGATCCGATATTGTCGATAAATATGCAGATGGTCGCGGACATTTGGGGAAAGGAAACTGACCGTGTCCGCCTCGACATTATCAACCGCGCAAAATTGATCGCCATACGGGAGACTCGCTAAATGCTCGACACTCTGACCAGTTACCACGCACAGCGCGTAACGATAGACCGCCAGCGGATAAACGGCGAGATTTCGCAACGTGTCGCCGACGCATGGGTTGCCGAATTGAAGCACTCGCACCGCGAAGAACTGTTACGCGGCGTCGCTGAACGGCTCGGCGTCACGGATTCCGCGCTGCAATCCGCATTCGTGGAGATTCTGTCATGAACCGTACATTTCTGATCCGCCGACTGACCGATCTGCAGGCACAGCACCGCCAATGCTCATGGGTAATCGAGAATTTCCCGGCGCCTGGACCGGAACACGGCGAGGCGGTGCGTGCTTTATGGGCGGAACGCCGGACCCAATGGCAGGCACACCAGCGGCAAATTTTCCGCCGTATCGAGGGATATTTACCGTGGCTGTGAAACCCTGTCCGTTCTGCAGCGTGGATATGCGCATGACGTGCGGTCCGAACAACATCACCATTCTGGAGCATCCGAAGGACAATTTTAACTGTCCGGCCGTCAATTCGAAATTGCCATACTCGCCGGGCAATACCGAACGCCTGGACGCATGGAACCGCCGCGCCCTGGTCGCACAGATCAGCGCCGCGCTCGCCACCTGTGATTATTCGGAATGGACCGCGACGGAATTGATGATGCGCCTTGCCGCGCTGGAAACCGACGCGTGACGCCGGCCGAACTGATGGCGGCATATGCGAGCGCATTGGACCGCGCCGAGTTGGCCCGCTATATTGACGACTGGAAACGGTCCGACGCCGAGCGCCGCCGCGCCCTGGACGACGCCGAGCGGCATCGCGCCGCATTGCTCGCACTCTTGCCGCCCGTGGAGCCGATATGACCATAAAAATATCTTTGACAAAAAAAGAACTATGGGAACTCATGAACGGATTTGACGCGTCATTTATGAGCGGCGAGGAAGGGAACGAACTAGCCGAAAAAGTTTCGGCTAAACTTCACCGCGCTTATAATCGCGAACTTGATAGGGAAAAGTTAGTCGAATGAAACACGTTCCGTTGACCGACAAACACCGGGCATTTCGCGACCAGATCAACGCCGTGATCGCACAGCATACCTTGTCACTGACCGCACAGGAAATTCTAGCGATCGTGTCGCAGATCGTCGGCGAAGTTATCGCGCTCCAGGATGAACAATTGCTGGCGCCTGACACTGCAATTGAAATCGTCATGGAAAACATGCGGCTCGGAAACGCACTGGCGCACGTGAAATGATAGCCCTGGACGATCGCGGATTTTACGCCACGGAATTTCCCGCCGAGCGGTTTTCGACCGAACGGGAAGCGGGCGCGTGGTGGAAAATATGCGAGATCGGGCAAACCGCATATCTCGACTGGAGACGCAAGGACATGGATAACGCGTTCAGACTGGCGGCATATGCCGAAGCGTTGCGACTGGTGCGATTCAAGCCGAAAATGCGATCACTGGACGCCCGCCGCGAAGCATTGGAACGACTAGTGCCGCAAGATTTATTCGGCCCGCTCTATTATGACACGATCAAGCGGCCGGCGAACCCGCACGCCGAGACGCGTTGGCTGATCGGCGGGATAATGAATATGATACCGGAACCGGACCGATGACCATTGAACCGCAACAAGTCGTCGCGATGATGGACGCGGCAAACGTGTCCGTCGAGCGCATGGCGCGGCACCTGGACCGTCCACCATCCGCAATCCAGTCGTGGCGCGATGGAACCGGCCGGGCGCCGCAATATCTCGCGCTAACCCTGGAGGCGATCAGACGCGGCCTACAGCCCGCCAGCGTGGCACGCATGATCCGGATCGACGTTGCGGCTGCAATCGGCGTCCCGGCATCGTCGGCGAGGTACTGGCGCCTTACACGACAATACCCGATCGCGGCCCGGTTCGCCGTCGCCGCGGTTGACGATGCCAAAAAAGCGACGTCGCATGACGTAAAAGTATTGCGGAACATTCGAACGGGACGGTACTATCAGACCCATACCGGATGGCGCGCATTGCCGGTACTCGGGAAGGCAATGCCGACGATCAGCCGGGAAAAAGTCCGATCGTTGCTCGGCGCCGGCTTGGTCTCCACAACTGGACGATATCTGTCACTCACACCGAAGGGGTTAGATACTGCCTATGCACAAACTGATTGACGCGATGATGCGGATTGCCGGTCCCGGCGTTCCGGCACTGACGATCAAAGACGAAGCGGAACGCTTGTGGAAGCAAACCCGCGGCCGCTCCAGGTTCGAAACGGAAATGACGATTAGGCCGTTCGTGGAAAAATACACGCTCGGCGCGGGCGATCGGATCGACGCCGTTAACCAGATTTGCGTTGCGCTCGGCGTGCCGCCCGCGTCCGACGTCGAGACCGACGCCGAGCGGATCGCGGCGTTACTGACTTCGTATTTCCAGACCGATCGGGCAATCATCGTCGCAAACAATCTGCTGATGACGCGTCCGTCACGCGAAATGCTGGTGGAAATTTTCAGTGCTTTCGATCTGGCATTTCTGGCACCGAAGATCGCCGACATTATCCACGACAGACCGATCACGTTCAAGAACCGTGCGGCGTTGGTGGAAGCTTGCCACCAGACAGGGATTCGCAATCCCCACCCCATAGCCGACGCGCTGATCGCGGCGAGTAAGCGCGATGTTTAACGCGCTCGCACGATGGATAGAACGCCGGGCGCCTGCCAGGAACGCGGCGCCCGAGAACGTCGGCGACTTTGTCGATATGCTGATTATGCACTATGACCACAAGGCCGCAGAATACCGCCTCGCCGCCTGCCAACTCGAAGAACAAGCGATCGACGCGGAACACCGCGCCGCCGCGCTGCGGACGATAAGGGACGTGACCGATGACTGATTTACGTGACACTCTGAAAGCCGTCCGCGATGCCATCGTGCGCGCCGATATCGATACGCTTTGGATGCCAGACGATAGCGGCTATATGGGCGGAACCGTCGTGGATTTCATAGATACGGCGCTCGCCGAAGAACCGCTGCGGTTAAGCGCCGCGACCGCCTCGCAAAATGCGGCACTGATTCTTGCCCGTCGCCATTTGGTTTCCTTGACTGGTGGCGACACGTCGATCGTCTCACAAGCGGACCAAAATTTCATAGACGCGGCGCTCGCCGAAGAACCGCAGCCGGACGCCGCGTTTCAGTTAGGTTTGTCCACGGCAATCCGTTTCGTGGAAAAACGCCGAGACGCCTATGTTGAAGAACACGGCAATTACGATCCGCATACGGGAGTAACGGAATTTCCCGGTAATGGTGACGACACTGTCGCCGAATGGGATGAAATTATTGAAGGATTGAAGGCGCTAAAGTCATGAGCATGTTTGATCCGACAATCAACACGCACACCATCAGCGAGACACGGGAGGAAGCACGCGCCCGCGTGTCAATGATCGCCGCGATGCAAAAAGCCGAAACCCTGCTCGGCGGACCCGTGAAGATCGATCACAACCGCAGCACGACGGAATACCGGGAAAACGGGCAAGTCGTCCTAACAGCCGTGTTTGTGCGCCAATGACGCCGACAGAACTAGCACGCATCGTCGCGGATGATCTGCAGGGAACGGCCAAAAGCTTAACCGCTTCCCTGGACGCGTTTGATGCGGAAGGCATGGAAAATAACACCGAGTTTTGCGCCGAACTGGACCAGCTTGTTTTTCTCTGCGAACAATGCGGGTGGTGGTTTGAACAGTCGGAAATGGCGGACGACTGCGGCGACGATTGGAAATGCGAGGAATGCGGACAATGAGCGACCTATTCAGCCCGCCCGTCGTCACGCTCGGCGACTGCACAATCCACAACGGCGATATGCTCCAGGTTATCGCTGGCATGCCGGAAAACTCGATTGACGGCGTCTTGACCGATCCGCCCTATCACCTATCGAGCGTGACCAAGCGGCTCGGCAAGCCCGGCTCGGCGCCGATCGTGCACGGAACAGATGGTGCGTACGCCCGAGCCGCCCGCGGCTTCATGGGCAAGGAATGGGATGGCGGCGACATAGCGTTCCGGCCGGACACCTGGAGAACCGTGTTGCGCGTCATGAAGCCGGGCGCGCATATGCTGGTGTTCGGCGGATCGCGCACCGCGCACCGAATGTTCACCGCGATCGAAGATGCCGGCTTCAACGTGCGGGATTCGATCGCCTGGATATACGGTTCAGGCCATCCGAAATTGCCAGTGATCGTTCAGCGATTTGACGGTTACGCAATAGCGGTCAAGCCGAGCCATGAGCCTATTGCACTGTTCCGGAAAGACCTGGACGGCTCGACAAACGAAAACGTGTGGAAATGGGCAACTGGCGCGCTTAATATTGACGGCTGCAGATTTGGCGCCGACAATCGATTTCCCGGGAACGTGATCCATGATGGATCGATACTCGGCGACGCGGCGCGCTATTTCTATCACGTCAAGGCGGACCGCGCCGACCGCAACGGCTCCAATCATCCGACTGTCAAGCCGATCAACCTTTTGCGGTATCTGTTGCGGCTGATCATGCCACCGGGCGGAACGGTCCTGGATAGTTTCGCCGGCACAGGCACAACGCTCGCCGCGGCTCGCCTGGAGGGTTTCCGATCGATCGGCGTGGAACGTGACGTCGGCTATTTCCTCGATATCAAAAGGAGAATGCAGCAATGATAGTCGTACGCGTGGAACTATGGTCCGCAGTGACCGGCGAGAAAACCGAACTGGCGCGGATGCACGTCAATAACACCGGAGAACGCTTGCCGGGCGGAAAATGCAACTACGAAGGCAAAACGTTTATCGGTCGCGATAGTGCCGCCCTGGACCGTCAAACCGTCTCAAAACGGGCAATGGTGCAGAATTGGCCGCGCGACCGTTTCCACGTCTGGAATCTGGTGCGCCGGATGCTTGACCACATGGGTTATGACGCATGAGACCGGGAGAGACGCTTTACATGCTGGACGCGTACGGCGCAAACCCGGTCAAGGGAAAGCTGCGGCGAGTGACGGAAACGGGCGGAATCATTATCGAGGACGCCCGCGGCATTGTGTATTTCTCGCCGAGCGCCGATCGGCTGATTTTCCGCGATCTGTTCACCCGGATCGTTCCTGGTGCGTGGTTTACCGGCGATTAACGATTGTCCGCTATGGTGCGACTGTCAAATAGGAGACAATCGCATGAAGCTGATCGTTATCACCCTCGCACTTTGGTTTCTTGCCGGCGCCGTCGCGCTGCACAGCCTTGACGAATTTTACCGCCTGCAGGAAATTGACAGGCGGGTATAAACCGCGCTTGACAATGCGGAACAAACGACTAAATTGAAGGAACACAAACGGAGACGCCACCATGACCGCTCTTGACCGCATCGCCGCAGAACTCGCCAAGCCGGTGATTGCCCGCGTCGTGACTACGTACTCAGACGGTGCGACGAAGGCTCATGAAACGCGGTCACTTGGCGCCGCTGCAAATTGGGCAATTGGTGAACGTCGCAAAATCGACCGCGATCTGATCGACCGCGAAACTGGAGAGATTGTCCGTGTCATAAGCGTCACAGTTGAGACGATCTGATGCGCGTTTTTATCGGGATGGAAACCAGCGGCATGACCCGCCGCGCTTTCGAGGCGCGCGGGCATGACCCGCCGCGCTTTCGAGGCGCGCGGGCATGACGTTATCTCCTGCGATCTGTTGCCGGCCGATGACGACGGAAGGCATATTATCGGCGACGTGTTCGAAACGCTCAAAAAGCTTCGTCACGCCGGTTGGTGGCCGCGTCTGGCGATCTTCCATCCAACATGCACCTATCTGACGTGTTCAGCAGAATGGGCCTACGGTGACGGTCCGTACCACCAGAAAGTGAAACCCGGAACGCTTGTCGGCGCCGCTCGGCGCCAAGCACGAGAAAACGCAATCGCCGACGTGCTACGGATCGATTCGCTACCTATCGAATTCAAGGCCGTCGAAAATCCGATCGGCGTTCTATCAAGCCGCTGGCGCAAGCCTGACCAGATTATTCAGCCGTTTCAATTTGGCGATGATGCCAGCAAGCGAACCGGCCTGCATTTGACCAATCTTCCGCAATTGGAAATCGATCCTGCTTTGCGGTGTCCCGGCCGTATGGTCAACGGTGTTGAACGCTGGTCAAACCAGACGGATTCCGGTCAGTCAAATGTCGGACCTAGTGAAACCCGATGGAAGGACCGCAGCAAGACCTATCCGGGGATTTCCAATGCCTTTGCCCTTAATTGGGGTTGACCATATTCCGCCTCGCCGGCCGCAAACAGAAAGGACTAAGGCCCCAACACGGCGAGGCGGATAATTCGAAAGGCGGGAATCATTCCCGCCTCTTTTTTTGCTTGACAATGCGGAACAAACGACTAAATTCAGATCACACCAACCGGAGACGCCGCCATGACCTACGCCGAAGCAATCGCCGCTTATGAAGCCGCAAACGTCGAATGGGCGGAAGCTTGCCGCGTGTTCGACGTCGCAACCAAGGCTTTCCGCTCGGCGCCCGTCGCCGACTATGCAGCGTTCGGCGAGGCACAGAAGATTTTCGCAGCCGCAAAAGACAAGATCAACGCCGCACAGGACGCTATTCCGGAGGAACCGGCCGCGGCGATCGAAGCTGAAACCGACGACCAGTCGGCATTTGATTTCTAATTTCACAGGAGCCGCCGCAATGGTCCGCAGTCGCAAATACCAGTTTCACGCTTACCCCGGAGCGTATGACGGGACGCATGCCACGTTGGCGACCGTTACCGTGCACGTTCTCAATAGCGAAGCATCGGCGCGTGCTTATGCTGGTCGGATAGCGCGTCGCGTCAATGGTCCCGTCGACTTAGCTGTTGACGGAAAAGAGCCGTGGGAAGATCGTTATATAACGACCGCTCGCCCTAGTGAGTTTCACGTTTCAGGCTACGCATTCGAACGCCTCACCTAACCGCGCCGGGACGGTCTCCCGGTCAACTCCAGGAAGGAACGACAATGGACAATTTTAAGCTGGAAATGCGCAACCCTTTTGAGTTCGGCTTTTGCGCGTCATGGCAGAAAGACGGCAACGATTATCATACGTGGATCGACAACCGCGGCGACTATGAGGGGAAGCTTTACCGTCGCGTCACGGGCGCCCCGTCGAGTTCCATCAAGACGCTCGACCTTTCCGCCAAGGTCCACACCGCGACCCGTTCAGCACTCGCCGAGCGCGTGACGCCGGAGACGATCGCCGCCGCTCGGGAAGCTTTCCAACGGCCGTTTATGCTTCCGCTCGACTGTCTGACCGCCCTGACGCCGGACGCACGCGCCGCATTCGATCTGTTCATTGAAGCGGCGACGCCGGACGATATCAAGCTAGCCGCGCGCCTCTTGGCAAGTTGACCAGCGATGGCGGCGTGAGGCTGCGATAGCCTTGCGCCAAAGCATATTCCTCGATTCCGATTGAACGGTTGTACAGCGTCCGATGCACGAACAGCACCGGACGTTTTCCGTCTTCCTCGCCGATCACCCGCGACACTCTCCCGACTTCCCGATACCCTAAAGACTCGAGCATCGGCGCGACTTTGTTGCGCGCGATCCGTAGTCCTTTTTCCTTCAACATCACGTCCAGGGGATAGGACGATATCCAGCCGTTGCGGAATCCGGGTTCTTCCATCTTGATCATGTGCAGAATTTCTTGCTCGATACGGCCTAGACTCGCTTCAATTGCTTCGTCCGTCGTGCTGGTCTCGGGCGCCCTGTGACAGTCACCGGCCGGGTTCAGATCGGCGGGAATGGCATAATCCATCAGGTAATCCGTGATCATTTCATAGCCGCCCGAGCGCGCCCAACGGTAAAGGTTCGGGAAATAGTCGCCGGTCATGCCGTAAAATGACAGATCGTCAAAAACTTGCTGTGCCGTGAAAAGCACCGCATATCGGCGATCGTTGCGCGTCTTCATGATGGCGTCACGATGGTTTGTGCAAAAAACCCAATTCGCAACGTTATCGATCATGCGCTTTTCACCGCCCTTGTTCTGGACTTCGATCCGCTCATTCGTGATCCACGGTTTCAGCGAGTCCAGGACTTCCCGGCGCTCCCGCATGTGGATTTCCTCGACGCCGATAAAAAGCTTGTTTTCCAAGAACGCGTTGAACTTGTTCGAAAGGTCTTCCGCGGCCGGCGAGTGCGAATAGCGGGCGCCGACGGCTGATGACAGATACCGCGTGATAAACGATTTTCCGTTTCCTTCCACGCCCTGCAGCACCACCGCCCATTGAAATTTAACGCCAGGATTGCGGATCAGCGCCGCCATGTAAGCGAGCAAAATATCACGGTCCCGCTGATCGGGCAGAAGCTTTTTCAGGAACTCCACAAACGGCGAGATATCGCCGGGACGCCGCACCACCGGCTGCGGCTGATAGACATTGATCAGTCCGTTAATGATGACGCCGGGCGCCTCCAACGGACGAAAGCACATATCGAAAACCTTCGGGAAGTTCCATGCGCGGTTCTGCGTAAACGCCTCGAATGCGTCGCGGCTCGGGCGCCCGTTGTCGCCTTGCATCTGGAATTCTTTCCCGCCGTACTGAACGCGGAACTGTTCTGGCTTTAGCAGATCGCCACCGGGCACCATGATTTTGTGCACGGCGCGGATATAGACACAGCCGGCGAACCACTCGACCATTTCGTTGATAGTCAGGAACTCGGCGGGATTGCGCGTCGCTTGTTCTTCGCGCGGGACATTGTAGACGCCTGTCTGTCCGGATATCGCGTTGCGGATCGTGTCAGCCGCATATTCCGGCCGCGATTCGTATTTCGGTCGCATCAGCATCGACCGACGGTAAAGCCTATCCATTCTGACCGGGTTTTTACCGGTCCAGAACGCCAGATGCGACATTAGGGCGGCATCGGCCCGGCTGCGGTCAAACACGTCGCCACCGACCGACGGGAACGCCTGGACAAGCGCCGCGGCGTCGCCGCTCCACAGTTCGGCGAATGTCGCCTTTGTGCCGAACGCGCCGCCGACGGATTTGGACCGCATAGCGAGCCGCAGCAATTCGTCATCATCGTTCGTGCCGGTCCACTCGGCGACGGCCTTATCTTCGAAAGCCGTCGTCACCAGTTCGGCCGGCGTTTTTGCCGGGACCATCTGCAACAGCGTCGCGGTGCAGTCCTTCCCGAAATCACCCGTGAAGCCGTGACCTAGCGCCATGAAGCGGCCGGCCGTGTAGAATTCGAGCCAGTTGCTAGGACGGTTCACGGTCCCGAATCTGTGCTTGCGATCCATCAGCCGGGATTTGTCGCATGTCCCGACGATGTGCAGTCCGGTTCCGCTTATCGAGATTTCCGCCGCGGCGCCTGCGAACTGTTGAAAAATCGCCGTCGCTTCGTCATTCCAGCCGTTGCCGGATCGGCAATCGTCCAGGTCCAGGAAAAAGAACGGATCGGCGTCAGTGAAGACGAATCCGACCGGATGGCCCGTCGCGGTTGCCTGATCGTGCGTCTTCCAATTTTCCGGTTTCAGATGGTCGATCGGAAAACCTGTGACCGCGTCAAACGGAACCTTTTTCGGCTTCTTGCCCGGTTCCGGCACGTAATGCCAGTTGATAAATTGTCGGTATGTCCTGATCATGACTTGCCAAGCACCGACCATTGCCGCCGCACTTCGGCGCTCGCGCTCGGCGCCGAAACGATCGCCTGCCACAGTACCGGCTTGGTCGCAAAGTAGTGCCGGACCAATCGGACCGACATTGCGAACTCACACTCGGCGGCGATCCGCAGATGCGTGACCGATACCAACCCGTCACGATTGGCGAGTTCCACGCCCGTTGCAACGATCGCTCGCTGCCGCTGTTCCGCTGTTAAACGCATCGGCTTGTATAATCCTGACTGGACGTTGCGAACGTGGCGATCCCGCCCATGCGTTCAACATCGGTTAAGAAATTGCGTTGCGCAATCTCCCGTTCCGTTCCGGTAAACTTCCATCCGGGTTTTTTTACTTCCACCGCAGTAAACACCCCAAAGATTCGACCGTGCCAGTTTATCGGCGTTATACCGATCAGATCAGACGACTTGAATACGGCATTGAATTTTGCACTGTCATTTGCCAGTCCGAACCTTATCAAGCGGCTCGTTTCGTCAACCATTGCTCCAGAATTGTTGCGCCACAGGGAACCACCGAACCGCGGCGCCAACACGCGCAATTCAGCTTGTAACATAGCTTCCGATCCACCGGGTAGCGATTCGAAACCGGGCAAAAAAAGCGCCTGGAGTTCCGCCCATGCCTGCGGTGTTATGTTATTACGTATCGCCCAATCGTGAAGCCGGTTCATTGCTCGGCGTCCTGGTGGAACCGCCAAACGTCGCCGTCTCGGCGCCACTCTCCCGAAACTGTCTCGATACGATCCGGCACGATATCGTCAGGATCGTAGTCGTATAAGAGCCGCAGTTCGCTTTCCGTCGCGTGCGGCTTCAACTGGTCAAGCAGGTGCATGACTTCCTGACTGTCGCTCATGTGAATTTTTCCCGTACCATTGCCGTTAATTTTAGCGCGTCCGGCGTCCCGAGCGTTTTTGCCGTCGCCACGTCGATCCCGAAAATATGATAAAATCGCCGATACATTTCCGAATCTGATCGGCCGTACACGTCGCGGCCGATTCCCGCCCATAGCGCGATACACTCGCGCAATTGCGCCTGTGCTTCCTGACGCTCGCGCCAGCGCGCTTTGATAGCCAGGACGACATGCGGCGGCGCGTCGCGCGGTATCAGCGCCGGACCGTCTATCCGGTCCACTTCACCACGCATCGCCGCCAGCAACTCGGGCGAATATTCGGTTAGATCGCCGTCGACAAATGCCGGCGAGCCGCGGCCGATAACAGGCTGTGCCAATCCGCAGAACGGGCAAATCGACGTCACGCGCGGGAACGATCGGAAACAATGAACACAGGACGTCACCGGAATAACATCGTCATCTGTCGCACCGCGCCGGCCCGCCTCGATATCGTCCAATGACCACAGGCGCGGCCGATCTGGTGGCCCCTGGTGCCGCACCAGATTGCCGACGTGGTCGACGTAAATCCCGAACGGTTTCGGTCCCGCGGCGATCGAAGCGAGCCGGTCAGCATCCGTCACGCCGCGGCCGTTCGGATCGAACCCTTGACAATAGATCGGCCGCATCATCCGGCCGAACCGTTGCGCGTATGAGGCATAAGATTGCGTCGGCGCCCCGTCCTGGACGACTTCCACAACCGGGACGTCGGTTCCCTCGCCGAACAGTCCGACGTTGACCACGTTCAGCAACTCGCCGCGCGCCAGCTTTTCCAGGACACTAGTCCGAATGTGGTCCGGCGTCTCGGCACTTACCGCAGCGGACGGCACGCCGGCCGAGTTGAACGCCGCCGAAGTCTGAATTGCAATTTCGACGTCGACCACAAATGATATCGCGCGTTTTCCAGGCACAAGCGCAATATAGTGCTTGATCATGTCTCCCGTGATGGTCGATTTATGCGCCGCCTTCCGCAACGAATCTTGCTGGTAATCTCCCGTTGCGTCCGACGTGAGAACCTTGCTTAGATCGATCGATTGCGGCGGACCGAAACAAATATAATCGGATAGATATCCACGGTTCACCAGTTCGCGCGGCGTCGGTCCAAGCACGATTTTATGAAAGACGCCCGATTTTTTGACGCCGAGCGCCTTCCGATCGGCGCGGACCGGAGTTGCGGTCAGTCCTAGACCATACGCGTTCCGGAAAAGAGCGACCGCCTTTCCCCATTTGTTATCACGCAAGACGTGGTGCGCTTCGTCAATATCCCACAATCGGATTTGATTAAAATATTGAACTAGCTGTTCAGTGCGGCGGATCAGCGTGTCAACACCCGCGACGGACGCATTTGCATTGTTATTGTGATACGATCGACCATAATGCTTGACATGCTGCGTTATGCAGAACTGGATTACCGCTTTTGGTGCGATGATCCTATGATACACGCCATATTTCGCCATCGCTTTCGATATCTGCGATACAAGTTCTTGCCTATGCGCTATCGCAACGCTTGGCACGGGATTTTCTGAAAAGATCGACCCTTTGAGTTCCGTTTTTCCCGAGCCAGTCGGCGACACGGCAAGTACATTCGGCGCACCTGACTGCCACGCTTCGTATATCCCGGCTTTAAGCTGTAACTGATAGTCGCGAAGAACTGGCATTTATTCCCAACCGGCGAGCGTTACCGGAATTCCTGCAAATTTTGCTATGTTGATCATGTTGCGCGTTCCCTGGTGGCCCGGAAAAGCAATGACGCGATCCGGTTTCCAGTCCTCCACCATCAGCGCATTGCGAATCGGTCCGGCCGCGCTATCATAACGATTCCACTGTGCCGGAACGCCGATAAACGGGATTTCCCGAGACAACGCCCATTCGATCGCAAGCCAGTCCGCGCCGACATACCCGCCGCCGATTCGCTTCCGTTGCGCGCCGCAGATCAGTATCGAGACGTCGGCGGCGTCCAGCGTCTTACAGACAAAGCCCGAGTCTCGATACGTCCGACCACCGCAAACCAAAACGCGCATTTGGGATTCCCCTATTGACAGTTGTTAGCATTTATTGGCACTGTCGGTTTGTCAAGCAATGAAAGGAACCCGCATGACAAAGAAACTCACCCTGACCATCGAAATTTCCGATGGGGAATATGAAGCACTGATCTCGCGCTTTTCGGGTACGGATCGGCCTGTCTCGACCGGCGCGGATGCGTCTTCCTCGACCGAAACGGCGACGACGGCGACGACGGCAAGCGGATCGGGAACCGTCGACATGACCGCGCTGGACGTCAACGGCGTGCCGTGGCTCGAGTCGGTTCACGCCGGCACCAAGGCGAAGATTGGCGATGGAAGCTGGCGCGGCAAAGTCGGCGTGTCCAAGGAACAGCGCGCCGCAGCAGAAGCGCCGTACCGCAACAAGCCGGCTGGTGGCGAGGCTTTCCAGGTTCCGGCGTCGATCGTCACACCCGGCGCCGCTCCCGGCTCGGCACCCGTGACCATCCCGGCCGGTCTCCCCGGTTTCCCGCCCGCAGGCGCCCCGGTCGGTCTCCCCGGTTTCCCGCCGGCCGCGCCGCCTCCGGTCAGCTATGACCAGATCGCCGCCCGCTATGGCGAACTCGCCGCGGCCGGCAAGGTGACTGCGGAAATGGTCCCGATCATCTATCAGCGCGCCGGCGTGTCCGACGTCGCCGAACTGATGACGAACGAAAGTCTGCGGCGCAAGCTGATGGACGTTTTCGAGACTGTCGCGGCCGGAACGTTCGCGTAACGGTCCGACAATCGCCGGCCGCACTACGGTTTCCACCGAATGCGGCCGGCGTCATTCTTCATAGGGGTTTAGACACATGAGCGCCCGCGATCACTGGTCGACAGACGATTTGTGGAGGGATTGGCGGATTCATACCGTCAACGCCGCTCGATTGTCGCACCCATTCAAAAATTACGAAAAGATGCGCGCTAATTCTTCCATGCGGTCACTGATCGCTCGGCGCCCTGGTCTTTCCGCGCCTGACGAAAACGCCGCTGCGGCGATCGAAGGGCGGACGCCGTTCAGACGCGCCAACACGGCGAGGCCGCGCGCATGAATTCGCTGCAGCTTCGCCCGTCCGCTTCATATCGCTGGACCCGTTGCGCCGCGTCGGCGTCCTTTGAATCCACCGTGCCGCAAGAACCGGATAGCGACGATGCGCGCGAAGGAACGTGCGCCGCATGGGTTGCCGACTGTGTCTTGCGTGGTGACGCGCACAGTGCCGGCGATCTGATCGACCGGAACCACGAAAACGGATGGTTGGTAACGCCTGACATGGCGCAACACGTCCAGGGTTATGTTGATCTGGTCAAATCCCGCGGCGGGTTGACCACGTCGGAACAGTTCGTGCGGTTGACGGAAAATATTGCCGGCACGCTCGATTCTTCCACCAGCGCAACGGGACCGTGTCTTTTCGTTGATGATCTGAAATACGGATTCAAGCTGGTCGAAGTTTGGGATTTGCCGCAACTGCTGATCTATGCCGGCGCCGAGTTGATGCGGCTCGGCTTTCCGCCGTCGATCACGCACGTTCAAATCGGCATTTACCAGCCGCGCGGTTTCCATCCCGACGGCATTTACCGCGTCCAAGTAATGACCGTCGCCGAGTTGTGGGAAAAAGTGCAATGGATCGTCGCGCGCTCGCACGAATGCCTTGCACCGCAGCCGATCGCGACACCCGGCCCGCAATGCACCGATTGCCGCGCCGCTTCGTCCTGTTACGCGCTTCTAGGCACGATCGCCGCGCAATGGTCCGTGCTGCAGGATCACCGTCAACGGCGCATGACTGCGGCGGAAGCGGCGCAACAATGGCTGTTCGTGGAAAACCTGGAAAAGATGGTCAAGGCGGCAAAATCCGCCTTGGACGCCGAGATTTCCGCGCGGATCAAGTCGGAACATTTTCCCGGTATTTACATGAAGCCGCGGACCGGGCATCGCAAATTCAAATATCCACCTGAAACCATCCGGTTCCTGACCGGCGTCGATCCGTTCGCCCGCGTGGCAATGACGCCGCCCGAACTGGAGCGCGCGGGCGCGGATGTTGGAATCGTCGCGGCTATTGCCGAGACGAATATAATCGGTCACAAACTCGACCGGTTAGGACCGAACCAAGTCAACAAAGCTTTCGCGAAAGGGAAGTGACCACATGGCAAATTATCTGAATTACGTTACGAACGTCGGACGGCTGATCGGCGGTTCATTGACCGATCTGGTCAAGACCGATCAGGACAATAAGCCGTTGCCGGAGGAAAAATGGCACTACAACATCGGAATCGCGTTCGAAAAGAACGACCCGCGGACGATCGCATTTCTCACGCCGATTTTCCCGTTCGTTTTCCAGGAGTACCAGTCCAAGCCGTACGTGGTCCAGGCCGCTAACAATTGTATGCAGACGGGATTTCCGGCTAAGGGCGGGTTTTCGTGGAAGATCAAGGACGGCGACAAGCCGAACGCGAAAGGCCAATTCAACGCCAACGCAAAAGGCTGTTGGGTTGTGTATATGTCGACGCAAATCCCGATCAAGGCCGTCAACACGATGAACGCCGAAATCGATCCGAAGTCCGTCAAGAATGGCTATTTTGTCGACGTCGCCGGCTCGATTTCGATCAACGGACTCGAAGGCGACCGCGCCGGCATTTACTGGAATCCCCGGTTTGTTCGCTTCGTCGCGTACGGCGAGGAAATCGTTTCCGGTCCGTCCGCCGAGCAGGCATTCGGCGCGGCGCCGGCTCCACAGGCCGGAGCGTTGCCCGCTGGTGCTTCAATGACGCCGATCGTGCCGCAAGGTGCTGGTGTGCCTGGAAACGGCTTGCCCGGTCAGATGCCCGGTCAGATGCCCGGTCAGATGCCGCAGGGCGGAATGCCCGGTCAGATGCCGCAGGGCGGAATGCCCGGTCAGATGCCGCAGGGCGGAATGCCCGGTCAGATGCCCGGTCAGATGCCGCAGGGCGGAATGCCGGGAGGCTTGCCGGCTGGTGCGCCCGCGGGTTTCCCAGGACAGATGCCGAACGCTGGCTCGCCGACTGGATTCCCTACTAACGCGCAACCCCATTACGGGTTTGTGCAGGGTTGATCACTTCGCACCGCGCCGGGAGAAATTCCGGCGCGGTCTCACTTTTGGAAGGATTCCCACATGGCGACCTTTTCGAGTTTGATAGTCGCGGCGGCGCTAAAAAATCCGACAATGACCTATAAGCAGATCGCCGAGTTGACCGGCGCAAAGCCGAACCTAGCCGCGCAAGTCCTTTACCAGATGCGATTGCGTGGCTATGAAGTCGGATACATGCGCAAGAGCCGGCATGTGATCGTCAAGGAACCGCCGCCGATCGACACAGCGGCCGCGCCCGAGCCGTTGCCGGCGCGAAAGCATGTGCAGACGGTTTTCGGTTCATCCTGTCCGCGCTCGCACGGCTATTTGCGGCTGCTATGAGTTTCGCGGTTTACAAGGACGGGACAAAACACGCCGAATTCTCCACCCTGGAGCAATGCGCCGCGGAAATCCTGGTCAAAAGATGGTGCATCGTGGAACAGTTCGGCACGCATTATGTCCGCGGAATTGAGGTTCGGAAAGCTGATGGCACTGCGCTTCGTAATCCTGCACCCTGACGCTGGCGTGTTTCTCGGCGCGATGCCCGATGGTCAAATGATTTATTCGAACACGCCGCACCCTGAAATCGGAACGATCAAAGCAATATCGTTCGGATCGATTGAACGCGCTCGGGACATTATGTCGACCTATCAGATGGACCCTGCCTTTCATTGTTGCGTCCCGATTCAGGCCGATCGCGACGCATATGTTAACGTCGGGCAATTGCGTCGCGCCGGCTTGGCGCATATGTTGGAACCGATGGAAATTCAATATTTGGCACTCGCGCAAGCTGTAGGCAGGGCATGAAACACGATTTCGGATATGATCTGGAAACCTACGTCAATTGCTTCGTCGCGACGTTCGTTCATATCCCGACCGGAACCCGCTGGATTTTTGAAATCTCGGCGCGGCGAAATCAGTCTTTCGAACTGTTCACGTTCTTGGATTGGATCGAAAGTCTCGGCGCCCGCGGCGTCGGCTTCAATAATGTCGGTTTCGACTATGTCGTTTTGCATTATTTTCGGCATCTGGTGAAATCGCAAGGCTACGCCACTGCAGAACAGCTTCACGACAAAGGCGCGTCGATCATAGCCAGTGATCGGTTCGGTTCTATCATTTGGCCGAATGAGCGATTTTTTCCGCAGCTAGACCTTTACCTGATCAACCATTTTGACAACGTCGCGAAAGCGACCAGTTTGAAAGTCCTGGAGTTCAACATGAACTCACCGACGATCAAAGATTTGCCGTTCCCTCCGGATCAGCATTTGACGTCGCAAGAAATGGATATCGTGGTTTCCTATAACTGCCACGACGTCGCCGAGACAGTCCGTTTCTACCACTATTGCCGATCGCTGATCGAATTCCGCGACGAAATGACCGCCAAGCTTGGCGAGGATTTCACGAACTTCAATGATACGAAAATCGGCAAGCAATATTTTATCAACGAACTGGAAAAGGAATCGCCGGGCATCTGCTTTGACCGGTCCAGCGGCCGCAAGGAACCGCGCCAGACGCACCGCAGCCATATCCCGCTAGATACTGTGATATTCCCATATGTGACATTCAAGACGCCGGAATTTAGCCGAGTGCTGAACTACCTGAAAACGGTCAGCATCACCGACACGAAAGGCGCCCCGGAACTAAAAGACCTGAACGCGACGATCCGCGGTTTTCGGTTCGACTTCGGCACAGGCGGCATTCACGGCTCATTGACCGGCGCCACGATCCGCGCCGACGCCGAGCATGAGATTCTAGACGTCGACGTTGCCAGCTATTATCCAAATCTTGCGATCAAGAATAAGCTGTTTCCGCAGCATCTGTCCGAAACCTTTTGCCGAATCTATGAGGATTTGTACAACCGTCGCAAATCGTATCCTAAGAAATCATCGGAAAGCGCAATGCTCAAGCTGGCGCTAAACGGCGTTTACGGCGACTCCAATAATATTTACTCGCCGTTTTATGATCCGGCGTACACGATGGCGATCACTATCAACGGTCAATTGCTTCTGTGCATGCTCGCGGAATGGCTGATGGAATCGCCCCATATCGAAATGATCCAGGCGAACACCGACGGATTGACCGTGCGTTGCCACCGGGACGGCCGTGCATGGTTTGACCAGTGTTATCAGGCTTGGCAAATCTTCACCCAACTGGAGTTGGAAACCGTCAAATATTCGGCGATGTTCATCCGCGACGTCAATAATTACATGGCGGAATCCGTTGACGGCAAGGTCAAGCGGATCGGCGCCTATGCGTACGAAACGCAAGCGGAAAACCCGGCGACGCGGGAACTTTGGTGGAATAAGGATTGGAGTTCGCGAGTCGTGGCGAAGGCCGTTGAAGCCGTCTTGTTGCGCGGCGCGGACCTGGAGACGTTCATTCGAAACCATCCCGAGCCGGCCGATTTCATGATCCGCGTCAAGGTTCCGCGATCGTCGCGGCTGGTGGCGCAATGGTCGAACGGCGATCAACCGCTACAGAACACAACGCGATATCATATCGCCACGGCCGGCCCGCACCTGTTTAAGGTCATGCCGGCACTTGGCAAAAAGATCGCCGCTGGTGACGCCACGCCGCGCCGGATGGCAGTCGATAAGGGGTGGCCCGTCCGCGTCTGCAATGACGTCCAAGATTGGTCATGGGAACTACTGGACCGCAGCTATTATGTCGCGGAAGCACGCAAGCTTATGGAGTGGATAAAATGAAACGGACCGCGCCACCGGAACCGGCCGAGCCTGTCGGGAATTGCGCGCTGTGCGATAAGCCGAGCGACGCACTGTTCCGCAAAAACGACAAAGGCGAACCGGGAATTTTTGCCTGTTACCCGTGCGCCGACTTTCCGGATTTCGACAAGCGGCTGATGGAGAAAAAGCGCAAATGAAACCGTGGCACTATTCCCGAATTCGCTTTCTGACCCGCGTTCATAGCGGCACGATCGAAGGCGCGCCCGTCCAGGCGCCCAACGGCGATTGGGTTTTCTTTTGGGTTGAAGTCCGGAACAGCGATCCGACATCGGCGTTTCGTTGCACTCAATACGCATGCGGGACGCTCGGGCAATGACGACCAGCCGCAGCCCGCTTAACGCCCTGGTGCGACAAGCTGACAAGATCGCCGAGACGATAAAAGCTTTCGAGCGCGGCGAGTCCGTCGATCCGAAATTTGACGCCAGATTAAGAGCCGCCCGAGCCGAAAAAACATCGGTAAAAATCGGCGTGGTAATGGACGACAAATTGATCACTCTTGACCTGGAATGGTCGAAGATCGCCGAGACGTCCGAAACCGCGCTTGCGGCGTGGATTCTAAAGCTGATGCGAGACCGAAGGGAAACGATGCAATGACCATGACACCAGAACAGTTCCTCGCCGCCATGCCCGGCGTTAACGCCCCGCTCCCGACGCCGGCCGCGCTCCCCGTTGCCGGCGTGACCGAAACAAGCCAGACGATCGCGGCCGGTCAGCTTCGCGCGTTTATCGAGCGCGTCGAACACCTGGAGGAAGAAAAGCAGACGATCGCCGACGACATAAAGGACGTGTTTGCCGAGATGAAAGGGACCGGATTCGACACGAAAGCGGTACGCACGATCATCGCCATGCGCAAAAAGGACGCCGCCGAGCGCCAGGAAGATGAAGCGATCCTAGACCTGTACAAGGCCGCGATCGGGATGGAATGACTATTGGTCGATCGTGCCCCGATCGGTGCCGGCAAGCTGCGGCGGTATCGATCCGAGCGCCGCGCGCTTGTCGGCGGACAATACGCCAACATCAACCTTGACCTGATTCACGACGGTTATCAGCGCGTCAAGCTTGTCGCCGAACGATGAAACGATCCGGTCAATTCGCTGATCCTGTGCGACGTCGCGCGCTTCGCTTTGCCCGAGCCGATATTCGAGCGTGACCAGCGGCGCGATTCGCTGTGTCAGTGCTTCAAGACGGGCATCGGTCGCCGCGGTGCGAATGCGACGCAAATCCGCCAATTCCGCCAGTTCTTGACGAACTTCGCGAATATCCCGCGTGGTATTCACCCAAATTGTAGTGCCACCGACAATATTCGTAGCTATTACGAAGAAAAATCCGACGATGTTGAACACGTTAACCCGCCTCTTTTCTATCGTGACCATGTCATTTACTGCCATTGGTTCGAAAGTCCGTTGCAAGTGCTTCGTAATGCTCGGCGCAACGTGTGATCCGATTATTTGCTCGATCAGTCGCGGCGCGTTCCCGCTTTAGCACGGATACCGCCTCCAACCCAACGGCCAATTCGGCATGTGGTTCCCTTTTTTTGCAGTCTACAGGCCAGGGCGGCAATTCCACACCGGCCGCGGCCGTTCCTATGTCGATTGCCGGCCGCTCGACCGGGTTAGCGGCGCAAGAACTCAAGATCGGCATCAGTGAGAGGATAAGAGCGGCCGGCGCCCCTGATCGTCTGTTCATGGCGTAAAATCTCGGACTCGAGTGCGTCGGATGCAAGCTGTTCACTACGCTGTGCGTTTGCCAGTGCTTCGGCGTATCCCGCCAGTGCCTTCCGGCCGGCCGCAAGCTGGCGTTGCGTCTCGGCTAGCTGTGCTTCGGCCGCAATGGCTCGCGTCTCCAGGACATAGCCGGACCGTGCGTCGCGCTCGACCTGTGCCACGCGACCGACGATCGGGAATTCATAGAGCGCGACAAGGGCGGCGAGCGCCAGCGCCGGCAAGCCGATCCGCGCGACGATCCACGCCAGCACTAGGTTTCGCTCCCGTCACCTGGACCCGGCGCGTTCACAACGTTCGTCACCGTGACCGGTCCGGCCGCTGGTGGCGGTTCCGTGCTTTCCACGCGCTCGGCGTACGGCTTGGCGGATCGTGTCGTGTAGATCGCAAGCAAGTCCTGGACCGTGGCGAACCCGCCATAAAGCAGATAGACGGCGAACAGAAGCCAAAACGCGCTGTTGACCATTTCCCGCGCAATCGTGGTATCGCTCGCGATCGGGAGCCATCCGCTAAAGGCAATGACACCGCCGCAAAAAGCGACGATGCCAAACGCCATGGAACGGCGATAGAACCAAGACGGCTCGCCGTTCTTGCTCATTCCAGCGCGTCCATTGTCGCCGGTCCGGCGATGCCGTCAACGGTCAGCCCGGAACGCGTCTGCAGCGCCTTGACGGCCGTTTCCGTGCGCGGTCCGAAATCACCGTCGGCGTCGATGCCAAGCAATGACTGCAGCCGCTTCACGTCCTCGCCGTTGTCACCGCGCCGCAGCACGCGCTTGACGGCCGGCGCGTCCTTGACAGGCGCCGAGACTGTGCCGATGCCCCACGGCGCCGGATCGTCGCCGAGCGCGCCGCCCATGACGGAAAGGTGCACATGATGCTTGTGCGGATTCGATCCGGAGTAAGGACGCCATTTCCAGCCGTGTTCGCGGCTCGCGATCTGACCGTTGCTGATCACGTATTTCAGCCGCTTGTCCGGCGTCGCCACCAGCTTGCGCGCCAGTTCGTGACTGTTGACGCCGTTCGCCGGATCGTGCGTGATATCGAGCGCGCGAACGATCCCCTGTGAATCAGGGTTGTGATCGGATTTGCGCGCGGAATGCGCCGTGTCGCCGATCGTCCCGTCGGACGCTTTCGAGCGATTCGGATGCGCTGCGTTGATTTCCTTCCGCAACGTGTCCAGGGATTTTGCCAGTCGCCATGCCATGTTCATTCCTCCAGGGCGGCAAATGCCGCGTTAATTGCCGCGTCGACTTCCTCGCGCGTCTTGGCCGTCGCAATGCCCGCTTCCGCAGTCTTGCGGGCGCGGATGATCGCCGCGGATATCTCGGCGAACTGATCAGCCTTGCCGATGATCACAGCGGCAAGTGCCTGGACCGTGTCGGCGTCGCCGTCGGTCAAGAGCATCAGGAACCGGGCATCGGCCGGAGCCAGATCACCAGCGATCACCGCCCGCGCTTCGTCTTCCTGCAGGCGCCACGTCTCGCGCTCGGCGTTGGCATACTTCCGGGTATGCGGTTCGGCGACGGCTTGCGCGCGGCGCACGGCGATCGTCAGCCCGAAATCCCTCAACGCCGCCAGTGCATCGGCGTCGGAAACTGTCGCGCTCGGCTTGGCGAATTTCTCGCCGTCATATGTCCAGCCGCGCGCCACAGACGCCGTGCATTTGACATAGTCCGCCACGACGTCAGGGTGCACGACGTCGGCGATCGTCAACGGCTGATCCGTAACCGCCTCGACCATGACCGGAACGGCGATCGTCTCGACTTTCGGTTCTTGCGTCTCCGGATCGATCACGGCTTTTCCGTCTTCGTCCAGGACCGGGCGCGTTTCGTCCTTTGTCCCGTCCTGGACCATTCCGGTTTTCGGACCCTTCGCCGGGAAAGTGATCCGTCCGACGACAATGCCGTCTAAAATCTTCGCATAGTGCTGCACTGTGCTAATCCCTTCGATTTAATAGAAGATCAGGCAATAGCCCGGATCGCCGTCGTATGCGACCGCGATACTCGCCGAGCCGCCGCCCGCAAAGCTGTTGCTTGCGGACGCCGACAAACCGCGCGATCCGAACATAAACGCCGATCCGCCTTGCGCCCAATAGTTGTCAACTCCCATGACGTCGCCGCCTGTGCCGCCGCGGATACCGACAAAGCCGCCGAACCCGTTGCCACCAGCGCCCGAGCCGCCCGCGGCGCCGAGTCCACCGGTTGCGTATAGCGACGCGCCGAAATAGCTGGAATCGCCGTTGCCGCCTGGATTGGAACCCGGCGTGTTCTGTCCGGCGCCGACCGCGCCGAGCGTGATGGTTTCGGCCGTCGCGTTGACGATGCCGATAGCGCAACCGCCAGCACCACCCGCGGCGCCTGGATTGGTCGAATTGATCCACACAGTACCGCCGCCGCCCGCGCCCCATATCATGACAAGGATTTTATCGGCGGACGTCAGGCCGTAGGTTGCAGGGTTGAACGAATGGGTATTGCCGGCCGGGATACCTGCGAAACCGACCGCGCCGCGGAACGCTACGCCGAGCAATCCCGCAAGATTTGCCGGCGTGATGCCGACCGTTGCCAGCACCCGTGCCCGTGCTTCCGCGTCGGTCGCGAAACGATGGATACCGCGCTGCGAGGTTGACGTGACAAGCGCGGCAAGTCCGGCCGGCGTCGCGGCGCGATCCCCATCCGTCAACGCCAGCACTTCGGCATTTGTTGCCAATTCGATCAGGCCGCGGCGGGATTGTGTCGCGGTCAGCGTATTTTTGCCAAGAATGAACTGTGACCCGCCGTTGAACACCGTAACAGTGATCAACTCTCCGGCGACCAGATCACCGGAGACCATTCCAAGGCCGTTCGAGTCCAGGAGCGGCAACGCGCCGAGACCATTGGCGTTAATCGTGACCGCGCCCGTGTTCGTGGTCGCGATCCGGATGAAAAACTGCTGACCGTCGGTATAGGACGGCAACGCCGGAACTGGCGTGATCGTGATCGCGTTCGCCGTGCCGCCTGCACCGTAATAGCTGTTTGAGCGGATCGCGCGCCACAGTGACGCCGGAGTGACCGCACGAACGGCGTCCGTGCCGGCTATAGCTTCCGCGTCGGTTGCCAACTCGACCAAGCCGCGGCGCGCGGCGGTAGCACTGTTGCGCTGCAGGACGGCATTGCTACCGCCGTTAAACTGAAACTCGACTATTTCCGTTGCGCGAAGATCGCCCGCCACAACCGCCGCGCCGTCCTGGTCGATCACGTTGACCACGCCGAGACCGTTCACGTTCAGTGTAACGGCGCCTGTGTTCGTCACCGCCTTTTTGATGCGAAGCACCAAGCCATCGGTGTAAGTGCCATTCATTTTGACGACACTTGACACGACCATTGCGTTTGCGGTGCCCGTGTCGACATAGTAATCGGCGGCGCGGATTGCGTTCCATAGCGAATCCGGCGTAATGGCACGAACGGAATCCTGCCCCGCCTGTGCTTCCGCGTCGGTTGCCAGTTCGACCAGCCCGCGCCGGGTAGTCGTGGCGCTATTCGCAAATTTTTGCAGCTTGAATGTGCCGCCCGTCATGGTGACGGAAAAGACGTCGCCGGACAGGAGTTCGTTTGCCGCCAACTGCTGTCCGGTAACGTCGACTAGCGGAACGGCGCCGAGTCCGCTGACGTTGATCGTCACGCTACCGGTATTGTTAGCGGCCATCTTGCGGATAGTGAACGAAAGCCCCTCGACGTAGGCAACCACCGTCGGCTGCGGCGCCAACACCACCGCATTTGCCGTTCCCGTGTCTGCAACAAAGGTGCCGGTTCGCATGCCGCGAAGGATCGATTTGCGGACCTGTGTCAAGTCGGCTTCTGATGGCGTGTAACCGCCGAGCGTCGTGACTACGTCGATCAGTTCGGACTCGATACCGGAAAGACGAAAGATCAATTCGTTAAAAAGCGCCTGATCGGCCGGACCGCAAGGAAAACCAAGCTGCAATTCCGTATTCGTCGGTTCGCGCCGGGCGCCTGGAGTGACACCAGCCCAAGGATTCGCAACTTTTTGTTTCATCTGACTTTCTTCCTCGAATTAGATGCAAGTATACGTGTAAGGTTCAGCCGGGCAAAGCCAGTTTGCATTTTCACAGAAGCCGAAAAACCCCGTGCCGAATCCGAAGATCGGTCCTACTTCCCGCGATATTAGCGCCTTAATGCCTGGAGCGATAGGCATCACGCGGAAAACAAGCGGGATGAACTGGACCTCTGTTGCGGTCAGTGCCCGACCCGGCCCGATGACCACTTGACCGGGAGAAAGCGAGCGAAAGAACGCGTCCTCCCCCCATACGAATTGGACCGCCTCCAGGAGCGACGCGGCATCATAGAAATTCATCATCTGGTAACGCCGGGCATATAGAAACCCGCGGTACATTTCATCGTCATCAATGCAGACGATTTGATTTCCGACGTCGTCGCAGTCCGCCCATGTGCTTCCGTCGTCGCAGAAACCCGCGATCACATAGGGACCGACATACGTTGCCGCGCAAAAGCCGAAAACGGGCGGAATGGCGCATACGCAGTGACACCGCGGAAATCCGAGCCGCTTGCCGATCAATGTCAACTGGTCGCCGGTAGCATTTTCAATGTCGAACGCTTCCGGCATGGCGCAAATCGACTGAATCGCGTCGTCAATCTCGCCGAGAAGATTCCGCATCAGCCCGAGCAAATGCGGGCTTTCCCTGTACTGTGTTAATACGCGGTCAATCTCGATTTCGACTAGGGCGCCGGGAGTTGGGCAAGCGGTCATGCGGTAACCACCGTGAATTCTTCGGCCGTGAAATAAGCGATTTCATCAAACGCGATCACAGCCGGCAACGCCTGGACGTTGGTTGTGCGCCCGCCAGTAAGCGCGTTGACTTCCACGTTCGCATACTGGCATTCAATCGCGCGCCGCAGAAACGGGTTTGTGATGTCTTGCCCGTTAATCGGCCGGCCGGCGTCGCTGTTCAGATATTGGACCACGCCGAGAAGAACGGCGCCCGGAGACTGCGGCGGACAACCATCGACCGCGACGGATAGCGTGATGACGGCGCGGACCTTAATCAGGACCGGCGTCGGACGAAGAATGTAAATCGTCCGGCAAGCGCCATCCTCCAGGGTATTAACCGGCGTGTTGCCGTGCGTGCCGATTCCAGGCACGACATGAACGCGGATCGCGTCCGCAATCTCGACGTCATTTCCGCCGATCACAGCCACACAGATCGAATGTCCGGAAATGCCGTTAGCGTCCGCGGCATCCGTGTCGTTAACGAACACCTGGACATAGGTAACGCCCGTCACGTTGCGGACCGCTCGAATCAAGTCCTGCAGATCGATGCGAGCGCGGCCGGCATTGGTCAAGGCTTGCCGCAACGATTCGTCAGTCTCGCCGATGCCGCGACGCAACAAGCGAAGGCGCCCGAGAATTTCCAGCCGGTTTCCTTCCGCCTGATCCGGATCGTACGACTGATAAACGTCCTCGGCGAATTCCCACATGCGCGCGATAATGTCCGCCATCGTACCATTGATCTGCCCCATAGGGCTTTCACTGGTTTGGATCAGCCCGGCGCCGAAAACGTTTCGGTTTTGCGCCTCGATATCAGCCAAGATCGTATTGAGCGGCTTACGAACGAATCCCTGCGGCTTGATTCCGAAATCGCTCATAGCTTCACCATCTGGTCATAATCGGTCAAAATCGTAATGTCGCGAATATCGAGTTGCCGCCGCGTCCCCTGAAACGACACTGAAAACGAAGTAATATCCGTGACGCCGTCCGTGCCGAAAATTGACGCTTTCGTCACCGCTTCCGCCATTGCGGCATCGTACGGGAGCGCGTCGATATCGGTCAGCCATGGCACGCCGGCCGTGGTATCCAGGAACCATTCACCCGTGAACGTCAAGAGCCGTTGCCGTACGTGCTGACCGACGGCAAGCGCCTGTGTGACGATCCGCAGATTTCCGGAAAGATCGGTCTCCAGATCATTTGTGATCGCGTCGACATATATCCCGAGCCGGTCAGTCATAGCGCCATCGCCCGAATTTTTGCGGCGAGTTCCATCAATTGCGCGCGGTTTTCGAGCGCGTGACCGCTCCCCGCCGACGATCCATAATTGATCTGCAGTTGATCGGACGCGACCAGTTCCATAAACTCGGCGAGGATCGTATAGATATTGCCTTCCGACCCTTCGATTTTGATCTTTCCGGACGCGTTGCCGCGAATGCCGTAATTCCCATCTTCATCAAAGCGAACGTGCACGTTCGCCGGATCGAAATTCTTGATTGGATCGGTCAGCGGCTCGCCGCCAGCAACGGACGCTTCCATGTCGGAAAGGCTCGCCGATCGCGTGTCGGACGCTTCGCCGTCGTCCTCCAAGAGATAGTTTTCCGAAGATCGCATGTTCGGCGCCAAGTCGACACGATCGCCCGCCTTGACTGGAAAAGTGATCGCGCCCGCGCCGGCCCGCTGGAATCTGATCGGAACTTCTAACAGTTCCGGCATGTCCACAGGCTTGCCGTTGTGCTTGGGCTTGTATAGCGGTTGAATAGTTGCCGTCTGTTTTGCAGGATCGAAAGAAACGACCTTGCCGGGAATGCGGCCCCACTGGTCTTCACGCTCTTGTTCGGCTTGTTTGCCGACCACTTCGCCGAGTTGATTGTTTGTTTTTCCCAAATAACCCGACATTAGGGTTTCTTCCCTTCGTCCACTTTGCCGCCCTGTATTGCTTCGCCGTGGCCCGATACTCTGAATTTCCCTTGTCGGTTGTCGCCTTCATAGGTGACTTGGCTGACCCTGTATAACCCGCCTTCACCGTTCATTTCAAGCGTTTCGCTTTCGATCTGGACGCGGCGCCCTGGACGCACTTCCGGATTCAAAAGAGCCTGAAACTTGACGCCGTTATCCGTGATCGTCGGCGTCTCGACCAAGCCGGTTTTGCTCGATAGGAACACCGTTCCGGACAGTGAATCGTCACCCGGAACGATTTCCATCACGCCGTTTTGAACTGACCAGTAGAACCCTTTGCCGCGGCCGATCCTGTCCGCTTCCCGAGTGCATGCGCCGCAAAGCGCATACGGCCGCTTGAAATCTTTCATGTCGTCAGGGAATTTCCATTCGCCTTTTGAAACCCCTTCCTTGGCAAGCTGCGAATAGATTTCTTCCATCACGTCTTTGACTGGAGTACCAGCCGGGAAGGATTTCGACGTGGTAGCCTTGCGGAAAGCCTTGTCGCCGTCGCCGCAACTGATCTTCGATATAATATCCGGACCGTCCCGCCTGTGTTCGACGTCGCGCATTTGGCCCTTGAATATAACGCCGACGTTATCCCCGCCGAGCGGCGGCATATAGCCGGCTTCTAGCGTGACTTCGTCCAGTTCCTTCCCGAGCGCGTTCCTGTGTCCTTCGTTCAGATTCCAGATTTCGATTTCTGCGGTGTTTGCCGTTGACGAAATGGTTTTGGAAACGCTGAACCCAATTTTGAGTTCGTGCACGTTCATCCCGCCAGGATTGATCACCAGCCCGGAAACGGTCAGACGGACTTTTTTAAGAAATTGCTGCATTCAATTCGTCCGGCGTGGCGTGGAAGATGCGAACGGCGCCGGACGGCAACCCGCCGAGATTGGGAGCGGCGCCGGGCATCATTTCGAGCGCGAAGATAACGCCGATGCCGAAATCATACGGCGCCAGCAAGTCAATCCCTGTCACGACACGACGGCCGCGCAAAACCGGCGCGTCGTCAATGGAAAGATCGAAGGACCAACGATCGGTTGTTACGTTATAACGAAACCGAAATGTCGTGCGACGATTGTTCAGCACCAGCGAAAATTTCTGATCGGGAAGCTCGGCGATTTCAAACCGGACCATCAGAACACCCGTCGCAAGAGGGATTCATTGTCACCGGACGGAACCGGCCGAACTGGCGCGTCACCACGCGTCACAGTGCCGCCAGCACGTAACCGCGTCTCGGCGTCCCGTGCGGTCTCCGGAGACGGCCGCGCCGCCCTGGTGGCAGTGTCGCCAGCCGATCCGCGCCGCCCATCGGACGCGCCGTCGTCAATGTCCGGTTGCTCGCCACCCGTGCCGCCGACATAGGACGTCCCCACAATGATGACTTCCTGCAGAACCACCTTGCCACGTAAAACGCGGCTCGAGTCCTTGTCACGGTCCGCGTCGATCGAAAGCACCAGCATATTGCGATAAACGGATAGACCTGTAACCAGCGTGAAGGGAATCCGGGTTTCCTGGAATCGCACAAGGGCGGCGAACGTCGCCGCGGCGTTCTTGTCGCCGACGTCGAACGTGACGCGTTTCGGCATGACGTACGCGTGATCATTGACCTCGGCGCCGGTCTCGATCGGGTTTTTCGTTATCTCAATCGACGTCGAATGAGATTCCCGCAACACCACGTTCAGCGGGACCGGTCCGATACGGCTGGAAAATGCAATGACGCTCATTAGAAAGCCGGCCCCGCTTCAATTCGGCTCGCCTGTGCGGTTGCCGCCTGTCCAACGGCCGCGCCGGTAGCCTGTGCCGCGGCGCCGGGCGCGTCCGCCATCTGCGTAACCGTCTGATTGACAGTAACGCTTGTGCTGACCGGGAATTGCCGGTTGTCCTGCCTCGCATCCGTCACGGTCGCGTTGACCGCGTTTTCCGGCGTCATCCGTGCCAGATTGGCATTCATGTTTTCCAGCATCGCACGGATCGCACCGCCGCCAGCGTTCGCCGTTGCGGCGTCACTGGTGATGCTCGACTGCGGTTTCGGCGCGTCCATTCCGTCACGCATCGCATCAAACGAATTCCCGGCCGGCTTTGGTGCGTACTTTGCAGGATCGGGAAGAAATCCCATGTCCGGCGAGAACATGCCGTTAAAGACGCCCTTGATCTGTTCCGCCGCGTCCAGAAATTCACTGATGATCGGCCGCGCTACGCCGTCGGCTTTGACCGGTCCGGTTTCGGTAAAGGTTTCCTTTTTCCCGTCCGGAGTTACCGACGGATAAACCGACGGATCGGGCAATATGCCCGTGTTCGGTTCTTTCAAAGCGTCTCGCACTTGCTCGGCGATCTTCCCGCCAAGCCGTGACAACCCTGTGAAAATCGATTCGTTCGGATCGATATCGGCGGGAAGCGGAAACGCCGCCTTAACTTCGGCGTTCTGCCATTCTTGATGAGCCTTTTCCCATTCGGTTTTCAGGAAGTCGCTTTGAGCGAAATTCAGCGACGCCGCCGCAAGCGCCGCTGTTGCCGCAGCCGAGAAAGCCGCCAGCAACCCGGCGCCGGTTGCACCTGTCGCCGCACCGGCCGCTGTTGCCGTGCCAGTCGTGACCGCAGCACCCGCCGCACCAGCCGCACCGCCCGCCACAGCGCCACCGACGGCGCCGGCCGCGCCGACCGCCCATCCTGCAGCCGCCTTAAGCACTCCCAACGCCCGTAACGCCATCAATGCACCTATCGCCGCTGTAACGGCCGCGATCGACGCCGCCAGGGCATCAGACGCACCCGTTGTTTCCTTGATCCATCCGACAAGGGCGCCGAACTTGGACTCCCCGCCTTCTAAATAGGTTAGCAGATCGTCCAGCGCGGCGGCAATCGCAATGATCGCCGACGACAACGGGAAAGAAACCAGCATCCAGGCGCCGAACGCGGCCGCAATCGCCCATAGCGTCGAACTGTCCAGGCTGGAAAGCCAATCGGCAATGAAAGCGCCGTGCGTCGCGACACGATCGGCGAAAGTGCCGATTGCTGACAGGACCGTAACAAAGCCGTCGGAAATCCGTTGCGCCCATCTGTCGAGCGAACCGTTTGCGTCCAACTCGGCGATTTTGTCGAGCGCGCTTTGCATTCCGCGGCTGACAAAATCGAAAAGTCCGGCGTCCCCGATCCGACGCTTAAAATCGGTCCAGTTGTCGCCCATGTTCGACGTCATGCCGAGCCATGTTTTCGACTGCTTATCCATGGCGCCATCAAAGCGCCCGAAAATTTCCTTCAACGTTTTGCCGATGATCACACCATCTTTTTTGATGGTCTTCCGCATCGTCTTGCCGTTTTCGGTCCATGAATAAGTTACCTGATCGCCGGCAACTTCCGCCCTGATTCCGAATTCCTTAAGTCGTTCGTTTTCGCCGGTCACAGCGTCGGCGATTGCCTCGACGCCGGACATAAGCGACTTGCCCATTGCCGAGCCGGCATCACCGACCGCCTTAAGCGTCCCGTCCATCGGATCAAGGCCGTACGCCTTAAGCCGCACGAACGCTTGCGTCACTTCTGAAACTTCGTACGGCGTCGTTTTGCCGAACTGCGAAATCCAGTCGAGCGACGCTTTCGCCTTTTCTGACGATCCCTCCAGGGTTTCGAGCGTCGCTTGATAGGTTTGGAACTCGGCGGACGTGTCAATGACGCTCTTGCCAAGGAACACCATCCCGGCGCCGAACGCAGCACCAGCGACCGCGCCGGCTTTGGCGAGACCAGCCGCAAACGCCGCAGCGCGCGACTGCGTGCGATCCATGCCGGCATTGAATCGTGCTAGTGCCGCCTCGCCGCGAAGATCGTACCCGAGAACGGCAATTAGTTCGTCAACGATCATGCTAGTTCCGCCTGTGCGCCCTTAAGGTCCAACGCTTCATGCGCGTCGAGAACGTCAGAGATTGTCACCCATGTTCGAAGATCGGCCATGGTGTAAAGCGGCGGACTAGCGATGATCGGGCGCCACAGGAACAGATTCAGGTTCGGCGCTATCTTGGCGATTCGTTGCACAGATAGCGTCTTCCCTTTCCCCGTTACTTTAGGTTTCCATTCGCCAGGACGCCGGTAAAAAAATCGCGGAACTGTTCCTGTAGCACGAAAGCCACAAGGGCGGGAATCGATTTCAGATCGCCCGTAAAGTCCGCGTCGAAATTGACATGCTCCCACGCCGAAGACGGCCGCTGGACCATCGCCGTTTCTGCGATTTCCTGGACAAGAGACACGTATTCATCCGGATCGGCCTTGTCGAAAATCGCGGTCAGTGCAGCGATTGCGGCGGCGTTCGACTTGTCGGCGTTCCCCGCCGCGCGCTCGCCGAGAATTTCCGGAAGCTTGTCAACGGCGCCGCCAAGGAACCGCATAATCCGAGCCTGGAGTTTCAGCGCCCGAGTTGCTAGCAACGGCTCCACCTTATAGGTTTTGCCGTTGATTTTCTTTTCTGCCATGGTCTAACCCCTTCGTTGTTTGCCGCTGGCGTTATGCCAGCGGAATATTCGGCTCCCAATCGGACGTTACAAGCGTCCATTCGCGTTCTGTCGCAACGTTGCCGTTGCTGTCGTCCGGCGCGACCTGGACGAACGCTTGATCCGTCGAGCCGCCGCCCTTGGTCCCGCCTTCGATGACAGAGAACGGAAAGCCGATGATCCGGCCGGCGCGCTGCTGTGCGAGTTTCTGGAGCAACTGACGATGCGTTGCGCTGGTGTGCATCAGCTTTAGGACGATCGTTGCCGATCGATCCGCCGACTGTGAAAAGAGACCGGCGCCGTCCGCGCCGATCAGCATTTCGCCGACGTCGGCGCCCTGCGACACCACGATTGCATCGTCACCGTCCCATAGGCCGATGACGCGCAAGCCGTCGACCATCGCCGTAACGTTCAGCATCGAATAGACAGAAGATTTTGCCATTTTCAGAATCCCTTATTGCGGCCGTTCGACGCTTAGAACGTCATTTTGTAGCGAATCGTGGTGTAGTGCACCGCGCCGCGATAGCGGAACTTCACCGAAATCTCGGGCGCGATACGCATCTTGCGCTGGCTCTCCGGCACGTCGAACACGCTCGGCACGTCGATTTCGTAGTTCGGCGCGTAAAGCCCGGTTGCCGGATCAAGGTCCAGGGCGATCAGGCCGGCGCGGTTCGCCTGACGCATCACGGTTCGCGCCGCGGCGGCGAGCATTTCCATGCCGCCATCGTCAAACGGGATGCGCTTGTTGTTCAGGAGAATTCCAAGTGCTTCTTCTTCGGTCCGCGCGATAATCCAGTCGGTCGCGTGGATTTCGTCAATGAACACATTCGGCGTCAGCGTCGAGCCTTCCACGACGAAGAATTGCCCGCCGATATCGATCTGCGTATTCATGCAATGCCCGGCCGCGATCGACTGACCTAGCTGTTCCGTGAATCCGGTCAGCGCGGTCAGTTCCGCGCTCCCGACGGAAACGGGCGGAATCGTCTCCAGTTTCTTGTACTTGGCGGTATAGGCCGAGTCCGCTTCATCGAAATTGTAGCTGGAAAGCGTGGCGGCGAGCGCAACGCCGCCATATTGTGCCGGATCGCTGTGCCAGAACATCGCCGAGCGCGTCAGCGTGCCTTTCAGCGTCGGACCGATCAGCGTTGTATTCGCCGGATCAAGGTTGCCGACGTCACCACCGGAATCGATGATTGCCAGCTTATTGTGCGCCTCGCACCACACCATATAACCGCGCGTGAAGCCGCCCGAGCGAAGCGACGCCGTGACCGTGAGAAAATACCAGTCGGCGTCATACGCATAAAGCAAACCCATCTGTGCGATGCCGTCGGCCTGTGATGCGCCCTGCACCACATAGCCAATCTTGATCCGGACCGGACGCGGATTCTGCGAGAACGCGGCGAGCGCGGCGAGATACGCTTGATCCGTCGGCGCCCAATCAACCGCGACTTCTTCCATGGTGGAATATGCCTTGGTGCGCTTGGTGGCGTCGACCTTGCCCGCCTTGGCGACGCTGGACAGGATCAGCGTGGTTCCGAACCCGCGCCGAGCCGGAAATGAATCCGTGCGGTCCAGAGTGACAAGAACGGTCCGGCTGTAAGGAATGGTCATGGCGTCAAGTCCCTTGTGATTGAGTAACTACTATCATCGATCGTGTCCACAATGAAGCCGTCAAGCGTCACTCCACGAACGAAAATATCCATCTGTGCCCGCGGCTCCCATTGAGTGTTAACCCATTCAGGAACATTGCGAATTTGCGAAATCTCATGCACCATCAGGTTGTCCACCTTGGCGTGAAGCTGTTCTAAGGTCTGCAGCATCTTCGCCGCCGATTCGATCGGACGAAGCAAATCAGCCGGCGCGTCACTGCCTAGCGCATGAACCGAATAGCGCCATTCCCGCTCGATTGCCGGCGTCGCCTTGATCCGGGTTTTACCCTCGCCGTTGTCAATGCCCGTGTCAAAAAAGTCGATCGCCTGGACGTGCTGTCGGACCGGTTTCGAACCCGTGTAATTGACCATGATATAAGGCGCGGCCGGCAACGGTCCCGACTGATAGGCACGGATCACCGGCCGGCCGGTATGCAGCACCAGCCATTTCACAATCGACCCGTGCAAGTCATCATCGGTCATGTCGTCACCCGAGACAACGCCGCCCGATAGAAACCGCCATCGGCGCGCGGCCAAACATACATGATGCGATACACCACGCCGGCATGTGTGATCTGACCGTCAACGTTAAGAACCGACCTGGACCAACACAGCCAACGCGCCTCTGTCCGCAGCCCTTCGGGCAAGTCCTGCAGTTGGTTCCCTGATGCCGGCTGAATCGCCGCGCGGATCGTGGTCGACGCCGGTCCGCCTGGAACCCATCGCCCGCCGACGTCATAGGCGCCACCCGTGACCGTCGTTAGCGTCACGTTCCGCGCTTCCGCGTCTATCGCAACGGCAACGTCGATCATTCGTCCAGCTTATGCGTCACAGCGGCGCGCATTTCGCCCGTATCGATAAGCGGATTCGAGGAACCCTTGATTGCGATCGTGACCGGCGAGTTCGGCGGCGAAGAAAGCGACGTGATTTCCGATTTCACGTCCTGCTCGGCGACGATGCCGAGTTTCTTCAATGTGACCGTCATCGTCCGATCGCCGCGAAGGATCAACGGCGCTTCCGCGCGAAGCGCCGAGCGGTATTTTCCGGAATTGTTGCGCATAGTGTTGCGCATGAAAGGCCGCTCGGGAATCGGACCGCCCCAACCGCCGCCAGAAGCGCCGCCGCGTGTGCCGAATTCCTGCCAAACCGCCTTGCTGATGTTCATCCCGTCCGATGCGCCGGCCGGAAAACCGACCTTGACCTTTGACGGACCGCGCGAAAGCTTTGTCGGAAGCTTTTTGTGCGTGCGGCGGATGATTTTTGCACCGATCATCAGAACACCGCGAATGTCGAGAAATTGCGGCGCATGTAAACCAGATATTGCGTCCCGTATGACGTCAGCATGTATCCATCGGCGTCGACCGCCAGTCCGCCGAGCCGATCCGATGTGCTGGCGTACGTGGTCGACACGTCGCCGACCTTGCGCGAAATCATCGGTCCAGGCGCCAGCGGTGCGCCATCCGTGATCCCCTTCGATCGCGCCGGTTCGCCTTCCATCGCAAGCATGTGTGCGGCGAGATAAAGCGCGGCCGGCTTGCGGTCCCGTTCTTCCCATGTCTCGCCGACTTGCGGAATTGCTTCCTCCAGGACCATTTGCACCAACGCGTCGCCGACCGGCGCGAATTCCGGAAACCGGACGCGAAAATCAGAAAGCGTTGGTGCAATGTAGGTCATGGATTACTGCTGACCGGCGATCTTCGCCGCCTGTGCCGCCTCGACCTGCTTTTGCAGGGATTCCAGCGACGTCTTGCGCGTCTTTTCCTCGCCGGTCAGCGCCTTCAACTCGGCAATCAGCCGGTCTTTCTCGATATCCTCCGGCGACGGCATGCCGGGAAGGCTGACCGACGGAAGGCCGGGAAGGCCGTTCGGAATCGGAAGTGCCGGCGCGTCCTCCAGAACTTCGATTTCCAGGACGCCAGCGCGTTCCCACGCCTTGACCGACGGCGCAAGGCCGTGCACGTCCCACTGTTCAATCCTCGCCGTCACGCCGGGCGCGATGGTCACGCCAGCGACGCCGAGCGCCGTACCGTAAACGTTCTTGACATTTGCTGCAGACATTTCCCGTGTTCCTTCACCTGTTAAGAAAAACGCCGCGACGGCCGGTTAAAGCAGTCGCGGCGCGTCGGATTGTGCCACGTCGTCGGCGGATTAGATACCGTCGATGTAGCGGATTTCAGCCGGCAAGCGAGCGTCGGCGCCGCCGAGCCGGAACACGCCGGGAACTTCCGTCCGGAGCGGTCCAGCCGCGTACGGCTGCAGGAAGCGATGCGCCATCGGCATGTGCAGTTTCAGCACGTCATCCGAGCGGCGATATGCAACCATACGCTGAACGCTTCCGGCGCCGGCCGTCTCCAGGCCGCGGACGCCGCGGACGGTCAGTTGCTTGCCGGTCTCGTTCGTATAGGTGTTGTTCGCTTTCAGGAAACCCATGAGCGTCGTGGTCGTGCCGGGCAGAACGCGCGTGTTCAGGAAGTCGACCTTTTCGTTCGACATCAGCACAGTATCGGCAAGCGACGTGAACCGCGTCCCCGACCACGACGCGCGAATCCCCTGGTTGAAATCGGCGATGATCTGTGCATCGGTCGCCGACGCCCATCCGCCCGTCAGTGCCGCAACCGGCGTCACGCTCGGGAAGTTGATCAGGCCAAACATATTCTTGGTGGCATCGCCGCGAATGGCGACATTGTCCACGAATTCCATGTAGGCCCGGCGCGCGGCGATGGCGTCCGCTGCAGGCAGATTGTAGCCCATCTGCATTGCGGCGCCGATTTCTTCCCATCCGAACCCGTAGCCGACACCCGCGGTGTGGATCGAGGATTCGAACTTGGTCATTTCCGATCCGGCAAGCGGAACGTTGTCCGCGTTGCCGTTGATCCACTTCGCGGCGCCGTAAATGTCGCCGGAATAGAACGTCACGGTTTTCGCGAAAGGGTGTGCCGAACTGTCGACCGGCACAAGAAACGGGAACTGGATCGCAGGGTAAATCTGCTGATGCACTTGCGTTTCGATGTGCGACCGCTGCGAAACCACAAAGCCAAGTGCGGCCTGTGCGTCGAAAGTGTTGAGGTTGAACATTGTTCCTGATTCCCGCTTCGTTGTTTGCCGTTAGCCGTTCAGACGGACGACGGCGAGTTCGCCGATTCCAGCGGCCGTTTCGTACGTGGCGCCCGCGATCTGGACGGCGCTCGACGCGTTCGTCTTGGCGAAAGCGCCGGTTGCGGGAATGACCCAAACCGGATCACCGACCAGCACGGCGACGGATGCCGTCACCCAAACCTTACCCTTGCGCAAATAGGCCGCGCTTTCGTACTGCGCGTACCCGTTGCCACCGGCGAGACCTTCCGCCGAGCGGTCCTTGACGGCGATGCCGAGAATGAACGTGTCGCCCGTGGTGAACGCCTTGCACGTATCGGCAAGCGTTCCGCGCGAGACAGCGGCGCCGAACGGGATGCCGCCCGCGTTCTGAACCGTTGCGGAATCGACGTCCTTTATCGTCATGTCGACAAGGGCACCCGGAACACCCTTGCGGATATTGTCCGTGTAAGTCGTCTGAACTGCGGGCATATTCGTGCTTCCTTGTTGCGTTTACCGGCCGTCGTCGGCTCGGCTTAATTCTTCCATGCGTTCTGGAGCGACTGTTCCCATGCGTCCTGGGTGGCGATCACACCGTCGGCGACGGGCGCCGGCCGCTGGAAAGACTGGCGGAACGGATCGGATACCGGCGCCGCGCTGGCGTCCTTGGTGGCGGCGAGAAACGCGCCGTCGATCGCGGCCGGCGCCATGTCCTTCGCGAATGCCTCGCCGTACTTGGCGACCACGACGGCGCGGCGAATATCGGCGTCAGCCATGGACTCGAATTTGCCGTCCTTGACGACGGACGAAGCGAGCGCGACCAAATCGGCGCGGTCCTTGACCATCTTCGCCATGCCTTCCGGCGTCGGCAGCTTGTCGGTCAGTTCCTTGACCTGGACTTTCAGTCCGCCGATTTCGGTATCCTTGGCGGCGAGCGCGGCGGCATGATCGGCCGCGGTCTTGGTGACGGCCGCGGCACTGTCGGAAAGCTGACGCTGCAGGCGCAAAATGACCGCCTCCGCCATGTCGGTAACTTCGATCGGCATTCCGTCGTACTGGATCAGCTTGGTTGCCACGGTCTTGATTCCTTCATCCTGTTGAAACTCGCCGCCCCATCCGTCCCCGATCCGGCACGACTTGCCGGCTCGACCACGCGTCACGATGGCGACGTGATTTGCTCGAATATTGCGCTGTTGCGCGTCGAAAGCCTCGCCGGATTCCGTGACGCCTGGAGTGAAGTCCAGATCACAGGTATAACCCGCCGACAGTTCCCGCTTTCCGGCAATGACGTCGGCAATCGCCGCGGCGTCACTGACCATCAGCGGAACACGAATGAAACGATCCTTTGCCGCGACTTCGTCCGCAGTCTGACCGACCGCAACCGCTTTCCAGTTGTCCGCCGTCACCAGATCGGCCGGATGATCGTTCGTCACCGGCCGATGCGCAAAAGATGCAAGGGTGGCGTCGCTGTGAACTTCCGTGGCGGACCGGAAAACGCGGACCGTCGGGATTTCCGGCTTGCCGACTTCGTATCCGGCGTAAATCTGAATTCCGGTCCGCGCCACATTGGCATCGACCAGCAAGGCGCCATCAGCGCGCCGCTTCGTTCCTGTGATCGTGACCGAATCCGTAAAATTCATGTCGCACGGGTAGCATTGTTATATCATAACGACAACGCGGAATAATCGACCGTTGACAGGCCGTCCGTTTCGTGTATGGCTCGGCGTCGCATTCTTCCCACGGATGCGACCACCAGCGCCGCCCGACGGTCTCCTAACCCCGGATCGTCGGGCGGTTTTTTAAGCCCTGGAGAAAACCATGAAATCCCTGATCATTCTTGCCGCTTCGTTCCTTGTCATTTCGCCCCGTTCCGGCGACACCCCGGCACCGTCCGCGCCGAGCGCGCCGTCTGTGTCGAGCGCGGCAAGTTCCGGCGTCCAGTCGTTCACAGCTTCTCGCAATGCCCGCAAGCCGGCCGCGCTGATCTTGCCGTAAAACGGCTTTCCCGTCGGCGAGAATAAGCCATCA